GTAAAACCACGGGTGGATGCAGTCATTAGGATCGTCTATAGAAACCAGTGTTGTATTTACCTTCCCAATTCAAACTCAACAAACTAACGGGGAACGGAGTATCACCAATAATTTTAAAGGTGAGGTTCTCGTTACGTTGATAAATAGGAACGGTGTGAATAGCATCAGCAGACATGTTAACGCTATTAAGGTCATAGCTATTAGGAGCAGTAGCCTCAATAGTTTGATTCCACTCAGGTCTGCCTGTAATAGTTACTTCGTATTTAACAGGACCGCTAAGACCTGTTGAAACTTTCAGTCGATGGATAATAAGATCAGAGGTAAAGTCAGAAGTAGCCCCTTGACCTTGAGCCTGCGTCACAAAGAATTTCGGAAGCTCAACAGTCATCGTGTAGATGTAACCAATAATAAGATCTCGTCCACGATAATCACCGTCAATATCCACGTAATAGGCACCTGCAGTCCCCTGTACGGTGGGGTAAAGTACTGCCCCTACCGATTCAGTAGACACATCATCGGAAGCGCCTATATAGCCGCCTAAAACAAGCACAGAGAATGTTTTACCACTAATGTTATCGTAAGGAAGGTAGACACGGGTAGTATCAGTACCAGCAGTATACGTCCGGTAAGGGTTAATAGACCAGTTATCCAGACAAATGTCAGTCTTTTCACCAGTAGGAAGGGTCAAGAAACCTTCTTCATTTGCTTGGGTCAAGTCGTAAGACTGGACAAACACGTTGTTACCGTCTTTAACAGTAGCGTAGTAGGTATTAGCGTCGAAGAATTGATCAAGTAGTTGACCAGTCAGCTCCCATTTATACCACGCTGCTGCCCTACCTTGTCCCGGTTGCTCCAGAAAACGATACTGATAAACAGTACTAGATCCAGCAGTGCCTAGTGAGACAAGTGAGACAGCCGGTGATGCGATCATTGACGTGATTGACTCAGGAATCAATTCTGGTACAATCTTTGTCTGCTCATTCATCAGCGGTGGTTTATCATTACTGATCTCATTCAACTCAAACAGGTGTGTGAACAGTGGAGTCTTAGATACAAACGCTAGACTCGTACCTAGTGCTACAGCTTCGACTACAGGATCACACTCATAACTTGACAACTCATTAATCTTAGCCGTCTTTGGACTGAGAATGTCAGCGTCAGTAGTCAAGATAAATTGCTCAGTATCACTAAACATAACGAGACCCACGCTAGTAGGACGTACATAACGGTGATTGACAGGTCGCACAGAAGATGCAGTAATGTCAATGGGATCATCGTCGGTAACCGTCAACGCAGTTGTAGGCCAGAAATTAAAGTAATCACCAGCACGACTAAGGACTACAGCTTCGTTAGACAGGAAGCCTAGTCGGTTACGATAGAAGAAAAGGTTATTGATTTTAGAATCAACAAAGCTCGGTTTAATGTCGTCAGTGTATTCGCCAACCAACAGGTCAGACCAAGTAACAGGACCATAAGTAAATGATCCATCTGCTTGACGTACCAACTGATGTGGCATAGTCAGGGGATCAAACTTGTACTGGCTATTAGGAGCAATCGTTTCTTCCCACACACCAACACCGTATGTAGCTGTGCCATCTGCTACAAACTTAACCCACATGTCATCAACTTCAACATCAATGCTGTTGACAACTTTAACTACATACCCATCCTTACATTGGATAGGAAGGTCAGCTACAGTAGGAGTAGTATCTTGGAATGCGAAAATAGATTGCTCTGATGGACCGCCTACAACAGAAATAGTAAACGCTGCATCAGCACTGATGTAAAGACCAGGACCAGCAGCAACAGCGGTATAGGTAGTACCACCAAAGGTTTGACCGTTAATATCACTGACAAGGTTGTTAACAACATCAGCTGTGTCATGACTACCACTTGCGGTGTATTGACCACGAATGGTGCCATCTAAAAGAATTTCATATTCACCAGTACCAACAACTTTAATAACAACAAAAGCTTCGTGTGGTTTAGTGGCAGACCTATCTGCAGTCAACGCTACAGTCTTTGCTTTGTTAAGAACAAAGGTGTAATCATTAAGAGTTAGGAGTTCAATGTCATCAGCGGTAGCTCCGTAGAGGTAACCGTTAGACGGTGTAGCAGAGATAACACAGTCGCTAACCTCAGTATCATAAGCAGTTTTAGCTGTTGCTTCTGCGGTTACTGCATTGTCGTAGTTGGTTTGTGCAGTATTCATTGCAGCCAAAGCAGTAGCCAGTTCGCCAGCATTGCTAGTAGCAGCAACAGTCAGGATAGCTTGGTAGACACCATAACCCTTAGATGCGAGCATCGGATGGTCATTAGTAAGTTCTGTGCCTAATGCATAACCAGCAGGTAATGTAGAGCTAATACTGATTACTGAGTCTGCATTCTTAACCGTGTAGATGCCAGCAGCATTCTTAAGAATACCAGATACTAGATAAACATCAAAGATTACGTTTGGTTGTGATGGTGGGCTATAGTTATACTCTACTTGAAACAACGATTCAGTTGTTTCATCTTGACCAGCCAGTTTCTCAGCGTAGTCAGCTTGTGCAGCATTAAGCAGTCCAAGCTTGGTAGCAGTATCAGCTACAGCAGTATTATATGTAGATAGCTTAGTTTTTAACTGATACTCATACGAAAACTCAACACTGGGATATGTAACGGTATCATCCATTGTAATGGTATCACCATCAGCATAACCAGAACCATACTGATTGATGGTTACTGTAGTGACAACACCGCTAGCAATCTCAAGGTCAACAGTCAAACCTGTCCCGCTGCCTGTAGTAGCCGTGGCTAAGTCTTCAAATGTACCATCAGTTAAACCAGTTCCGGCATTAGTAATTGAAAGAGTATCATTTAAGAAACAAGTACCAGGAACACCAGTATCACTACCCATGTCCACTGCTCGGGGACTGCCGTCAAGCAGACTCCAAACACGAAACTTATTATCGTCGTACTGTGCTACATATTTTTCTTGAGCATCCCTCAGGATAGAAAACCATTTGCCTGAAGAACTAGCTCCGTAAAGTTCGGTGACATATTGACCACCGGGACGCTTTAGAAGACCAAGAGCATAGTCAGGAAAAGCATTAACAGAATCCCGAAGCTGACCAGGAAACTTACGATTGTCGGGTTGTTGTGAAATGCCAAGTAAAAGGTTTGGAATCCTTTGGGTAATAGTGCTCATCGCATCAAAGCTTGGAAAGGTTGATAGCTGTTGTAATAGTTGTGACCATCACTAAATCCAAACATAGAATAATCACCTTGATTGCATTCATATTCAATGGCTGCAGCTCGGGTCATCATCTCTTGTTCTTGAAGTAGTGCTTGGAGTTCACGGTCTCCAACCATTTTAACTGCACACATACGTGCAGCTCGGGCAGTAATGTAAGCTTGAATAGCAGGAGGAATGTCAGTAAAATCGAACAGCCAAACTACATCAGCTTTGACGTTCTCAGTAAACTCATAAGTATGATTCAAACGATCATACAATTTACCGTTTCTACGAACTACATCATACTTGTTCTTATGTGCTTCAACGTTTGTGTCGATTTGAAGCATGTTAAACGGGTAAAGGATTTCTTTAGAAGTACTATCAGGAGTCAACTCATAACTACGCTCAGTGTTATAAATCCAACCTTCACTTTGGACTTGTTTGTTAACTTCCCGGAGGGTGTTGAGTACAATAGATACTTCAGGGTTCTGGAGATCTAGTGTGGTGACAGGTGCCTGTCCCACTGAGCTAAGTATTTGATTTACAGCATCCAGTTCGGTGGACACAGCATAAGTAGGAAAGGGCATAGTTACCTATCAATAAGTAAAAAAAAGGGGAGCCGAAGCTCCCCCAGTATAGATAGAAGTAGTGATCAGAATGCAGAAGGTGCAGTGTTGGTCACGTGCAGTTCAACAGCAGCAGCGGGGTTCAGGTAGTCAGCGCCCATGGCGAGACGACCCACGATCACATCACCTTGGTAGATGATGGAGGTGTCACCGCTGGTGACTTGAACCTGAGGTCCAATGGTCTCCACACAGCCAGCAGCTTCGCGTTGGAAGATGAGGCCACAGGAGGTCGAACCGACTTCAGCAGCAGTACCGTAGTTGTTGTTGATACCAGTAGAGGTGTCATCGTAGTTGTCATCAGCAGACAAAGCTTCACCCACGAAGTCACCAACGTTACCAGGAGAAACAACACCGGTGGTGCCGCCGTACTTGGTACCATAATTACCCAGGAACGGGATGTTCATGGACTTGTAGATGTTGATACCAGCAATCTCAACGATGCCAGAAGCACCTTGCAGTGCAGAACCTTGAACGTCACGGTTCACCAGACCGCTGGTGCCAACGGCTTGGATCAGTTCGTAGTACTGACGGGGGTTCAGGACGGCAACACGGCCATCGCTGGAGACACCCTTTTCATCCATAGCAGCTGCTGCATCATAGAATGCAGAGATCAGCTTAGCGGAATCATAAGCGTCAGCTTCGGTACCGGAGCCAGAACCGACTTGAATCTGAGTACCGCCAGGCTCAACGAAGCCAGTGGCAGACACAGGCGAAGCCTGACGTGCACCGCGAGCGATAGCACGGAAGATCAGACGGTCATACTTCTCAGCGAGAGCATAGCCGATCTTACGGGAGATCTCGCTACGCAGATCGTAGTGAGCAAGAATCTCATCCAGCTCGTAGACGAAAGCCGAGCTGATCAGCAGGTCGTCAACGGTGATGGTCTTCTCAGCCACCGGAGGTGCACCATCCGAGTTACCCAGAATGCTGTTGCCAGGAACGTGGAACTCAGACTTGGTACGACCGGTGTAGATGAACTGAAGACTCCTGCCGTTACGCAGAGTCCGCTTCATAACCAGATCACGAGCGATCGTGTTGTTTTGGAAACCCTTGAACATCTCGCCGCTAAACAGCTTGAGGTACAGGGCACGGGTATCACCCGTAAGGTTGGCTTGACCTAGTTGCGTAAGGTCGGCCAACGGTTCATTAGAATTTTGTTGTGCCATTTTTAAGGAGTAAGATTAATAGACTTGCTCCCAAACGTTTGGAAAATTTTTTGTTGCAATATGTGTGGTCTATCCCACCGTCTAGACGGCAAAGGGTATCTCCGTAGAGGCCAATGCCAATAGGTAAGGGAGGGTTTGCACCTCCCAATGCCGCTTTAACGGACTACCACTTTAGTGTAAGAAACGCCGCGATACTTGTAGGTGACTTGAGTAGTCATAATAATCTCCAAGTGTTTGACCCCCGTTCCATGATCAAACTTCATGCGTTCGCCATTTGCGAATAGCGAATGAACGGACGGGAGATTAGCCTACGGCAGGGGCGGATAGAGCCACCGGAGTTGCCTCAACAGAAGCAAGGTCCAGAGGGAAGTTGTGTGCGTTTCGTTCGTGCATGACTTCGAATCCAAGGTTTGCTTGGTTAAGAATGTCTGCCCAAGTACGAACAACACGTCCCTGACTATCAAGAAGGGACTGGTTAAAATTAAAGCCGTTAAGATTAAAAGCCATCGTGCTGACACCAAGAGCAGCGAACCAGATACCAACAACAGGCCAAGCAGCCAGAAAAAAGTGCAGACTGCGAGAGTT